TCCTCCCCTTAGCCTTGCCTGCTCGATAGGTAAGAAAGGTAACAAAGAACCCTATCAAGACAAGCAAAGCTAAACCTATTAGCGTTGTAGTCGTCAAACTCCCCTAAACTTCTTTCTTTTTGCCGAGTTTTCTGAAAATCACAACGCCTATAGCCAAAAGAACATCTATTGCAATAGACAAGTCCTTTTCGGCTATGTCAGCTCCTGCTAACTTCAATAACTGATGCACGATAATCAATGCACCAGCTATATAAGTCCTATATCCACTAATGCTCATTGTTTACCTCCCTTCTTTTTAGTTGCCTTGCCCTTTGCAATAGCCTTCTTACTGCCCTTCATGCTTCCCATAATTATCTCCTTTTAGTGGGCTTCCAGCCATGTTCACCTGCTAAACGAGCGCTTACAGATGCCTCCGCATCGGCTTTGGTCTTAGAAGCTCCTACTTGCTCCCCTGTGCTTTTGTTGATAATTTTAAAAGGTTTACCACCCCCGTCTTTTACAATTTTATATGGCATTATCTCACCCCCTCTTGATATACTTTACTTGAACTTCCTCGATTGGAAATAACTTATCTGCTTTTTTACATTTCTTAATAAATGCACGCTCTTCAAAGTTAGGCTTGCCTATTTTAAAATGAATATATATACCACCCTTCAAAATCTTGCCTTTAAATCTTATTCTTGTAGCTCTATATACCATCTTTTCACTCTGATAATAAGTAGCTTGCCATATATCCATTCCCGATACTGTAGCAATAAGAGTGCCATAACAATTCCTTACCGTTTCACTATGTGCAATACTGCAAACGGGTTTTTTATCATAAGCTGATAACATTTTAAACCTCCTTAATTTCAAGACTAAAAATATCTATACCTTTTGTCAATTCGAGGAACTCTTGAAATCCTGCTCTGCTTACAGCTATTCCCGTTTTATCGTTCCTCTTAGCATACTGTTCACCAATGACGATACATCCTTCCGAGTCTGCCTCTGTATTGCCTGTGTGAAACAGAATTGCCGAACGGTTTTTAACATTTTCAACCTCGAAGGTATTCGGGTGCTTAGGACTACTAAATCTACAGCAACTATATTTACCAGCAGGAATACAAGAGACTTTGGGCAGGTTATCAAGCCACGGTCTTTCAAGTGTAACTGCAAAAGGAATACCATCCCACAGAAGCACTCCAAAGGTTGCATAGGGTAATAATGCTATTCGTTTAAGTTCGAGCATCTTTTACCTTGTTATACAATTCCATATCGCTATCGTAACATGCTTGACAAGTTAAATCGAACGGTAAAGGTGTGCAAGGCAAGTGAGGTTCTACCCTGCAATCTCTATTTGCCCTACCTTGTTCTAATGCCCATTCGTCAAAGGTCATAAATCCTGTCTCCTCTGTCCTTTAATATAACCGACAAGCTCTGCAACTTGCCGAGTCATTTCAGCGTGGGACTCAAATATATTATTCACATTATGTTCAATATTTGCAAGACTTCTCTCCAAAGCGATTTGAGATTGTTCCCTTAATGTATTGCAGGTATCTACGCTTCTAAGTCCTTTACGGGCATAAAGAGTAGCACCTACTCCACCCACGATTAACGATGCCCCAGCAATTATTGTCTCAATCATTTGCCTTGCCGTCTTGTGATTTCTATAAGCACTTTTAGACGCCCCATTTCCCGGGCGTCATCTATTGTGTCTTCTATAATTTTCTTTTTTATTGTATCGGATAGCGTATTCCATGCTGGAGAATTTACTGCGGAACTAAGTATATTTTTCGCTAACTGTCCAGAAGTTACTGCATATAAATCGTAATTTTGAGGAGATAGCTTGATGCCCTTTATTTCTTTAGAGGGAAGTCCTCTTGTAACCCGAAGTCTTACCATTTCTAAATTAAGTTTATCCTTCTTGAGAGTCGAGACTGCAATGGGAGAAATAAATCCTGCGCTTTCTCTTTTTATTTCCTCACCCCAAATATCCCGTTTAGGTAAAAGTCCCTCAGATAGAAAAGGCGTTCTGGCTCGTAATACATCGAGTGGTGTTTCCCTTTGACGCAGAGCAGGGTCAATTACTCTTGATACACCAGCTATACCAGCAGGGATAGCGCTTCCTATAAATCTGCCTACCCATGCCTCACCATAGCGTTCTGGTTCGGTTATAGCGTCTAACATGGAAGTTACACCTATAAGAAATGTCTTAGAGCTTAAATTCTTTGAAAAACTTAATGCTATTTGGGCCGCTATATCATTTATTCCCCTATCGGGCTTACCATGTGTGTTTTGAGTAATCTCTGCCAAGTCAGCACTCATGCCCAGTATCATGCCGAGAGGCTCAAGTCTATTATAAGAGTAGTATTTACCATTAATTTCAAAAGAATATGGTTGCCAGCCCACTCTATAAAGAGCATCTTTTGCTTCTTTTTGTTTTGGGCCTCCACCAGTAATTTTACCTTCTGATACAATCTCCATAACAGCCATTGCTGTAAGTGTCCCCGTCATTGACCGTGCAAGGGCAGTTTTAAAAGGCACGCTTTGTGTTTTATAAAAAAGTAATCCAAGCGGAGTTCTTTCTAAAGCAAATTTAGCTATATTGACTGGTGTTCGGACAAAGGGAATAATATATGCAAGTGGAGTTCCTACAATAGGCAATTTTCGCCCCTGTATTAGCCACGAGGCAAGCCTACTCGGATTGTTGAATGTTCGATACAGTGCCTCCTGAGAAGCCTTTTTTAACATTTCAGGTGTAGGATTTTCCATTAATTGCCCCATCCGAACTTTATCACCTTTTGATAGCTTGTAAGCCTCAGAATAAAGTGCGGCTCTATAATTAACTGCCTTAAAAATATTATCTTCAAATCTTAATGCTTTTGTGGGCGCACCAATAACTGCACCTGTTTTCCCACCAATGGCTTGTAACTGCACGCCCTCAATTTTGGATTGTAAAAGTATATCTGCGGGCATCTGGTCTTCGATTGCTTTTAATCCAGCCCTTACGCCCTCTTTAATGCCTTGCCACTTAGAAACGGATTGATGAATGTTATATCCTGATTTAACCGCTTTTGCATTTGCCGTTAGTGCTTGTAACCCTCCCTTGTAATGGTAAAAAGTTTGTTTAGGTGGTATTTCCAATCCCTTTAATAGAAAAGTGGCAGTGTTACCGAGTATATTTGCTATATGTGAAGCGGGATTAGAAAGCCATCCATTTATTACCGCAAAATAAGCCTTATCCTTGAATGGAGTATGTGTAATAGTTTTAATGAATGTTTGAACCGCAAGCGGGTTATTCGGGTCTAACTTGAGAAATCTCTCTACTATTTCCGTTGTTAATTCTTTGTCGCCAAGTGCATCCAAAACAGTCTTATATCCCTCAACTGTGCCCTTAGCCTGAGACATCTTTTTGTGAATATTTAATATCCGTCCTGCTTCTCCTGCTTCATTATGAACGGACTTTAAAATGCCTGCAACTTTATTCATGGCAAGTCGAATATCAACTGTTGCCATATCCGTTAGGGGCTCACCCCTTGAAAGTATTTCAACATGCTTTTTTTGTAATGCGCTTAATTTAGTAACGGCATCATTAACTAAATCTCTTTTAGCTTGTATCCACGCTTCACCAGAAATATGAGCAGGTTTATCTTTCAAGGCAGAGTCTATGTCTATGCCAAGACTGTTTGCTTCTTCTTGTATTTCTGCCCATGTGCGTTTGGTTTTTTTAATATTATACTGGTCGGCTAAGTCGTTAACGAGTTTTTTAATCTCATAAGGTGCTTCAATACGCTCAAGATTAATAGAACCTCGATATTTAGGTAATGGCTGTCCAAAAGCCAAACCTCCTGCTTCTGGTGAAACTGGTTCAAGAGCTATTTCCTCTACGGCACGCCCCAGAAGGGTCTCGGGAGCCTCTACAGAGGGCAATTTACCCTCAAGGGCGGGAGTTTCAGCCTGTAGCCCTAATTGTGGCTGAGAAGGCTTAATTATGGCTTCTGAAGGCTCAGGGTCATATCCCGCCTTTTGGGGGGGTTCTGCCTTCAATGACTCTATCGGTTCAAGTGCCTTTGTAACTTCTGGGGGAATGCCTTCTTTCTTTATAGCTTCAAGCTCTGCCTTGCTGATTTTCCCCATCTTGTAGAGAGTTTGTGCCCTTTCGATTGCCTTTTGAGCCCTTAATTTATTTGCATATGTCTGGACATTATGAGCTACCTCTTGAGGATTAACGCCTGCGTTAAGACTATTCATAGCCTCTTGAACCTTAGCCTTATCACCTTTAATTTGGGCTTCTGCTATTTGCTTTATGGAAAGGTCATTGACGACTTCGATAGGCTTCATGGTCATGCCTTCTTTAGTCATCTTGGCTTGTTGTTCCTTAACTTCAACCAAAGCCTTAGATTTCTCAAACGGGACTTGACTAAGAAAGGCTATCTCAGGTTCGCTGAGGGGATGCCCAGCCATCTTTTTAGCCTGAATTGACTCAAGAGTGGGAGTTATAGGAGATGGAATTTCAGGAGGAGTTATCTCAACGCCTGTTTTTTCTATTGTGGTCTTAGGCTGATATGCTATTTGCTTGATTTCGGTTACAAACGCCTTAGCTTCCGCAGGGGATACTTTACCCTTCCTTAGAAATTTCGTAGTTTTTCCTACCACTGAGGGTATTCCCATCATTAAGATTGTCTCTACTACTGCGCCTGCATCGGGCTCATCCGTTACCCTTGCGACAAGTTCCCCTGCTTTAGAAGAAATCTTAGATAAGACCTCTATGGGATATTGTATTCGTCTTGCCCATTTCTCACCTTCTGGAGTTTGAGGCTGAGGTAATTTTTTCTGAATTTCTTCCATGCCTTCATGGGCAGACTCCAAAAAGCCCTGAAAGCCCCTTCTACCTTCTGTTCCTATTCCACCTAAACCAGCACCTAATCCTGCAATCCCCGCTACAGGTAAACCTAACAATCCTATTGCAGTAGTGCCAAGACCTTCCGTAAATCCTTGTATTCCTTTAGGCACTCCACTTGTTTCTCTGCCAAGTTGAAATAGCTGTTCTTTTGTTATGCCCATTGGTTTAGGTTCGGCTTGGGCTTCAGCAAAACTTCTAAGTAAACTTTCTTTTTTTTTCGGAAAGAAGTCTCTTTGGACTACCATGTCAATTACATGGTCAGGTGTTTCATCGGGAAACTCAAGAGTTTCCCTGCCTTCTATTTGAACTTGTATCATTGTCTCTTGCCTGTTGTATCATACCGAATTGTCTGAGGATTAACTCTCGGTGTAGATAGGGGTGTGTTTCTTGGTGGCACACCTACCTTGCCCCTTATTATTGGAATATATCTTTTGTCTATCTCATCTAAATCACCTAAAATAGATGCTTTGACTTCGGGAGGGACTGCTTTCCCGAATTTGCTCGTCATGAATAACGATAGCACTGATGCGTCATCCATATTCCTTGCCTGTAACTGTTCATCTAATGTAAACCATGTCTTAATTTTCTGCATTGCGCTTGCCCGTTCTGCATTAAAAGCCGATATTACTGAGGTAGCTTTTTCACTATCGCCCGTGGGTTCCTTATATCTCTTTTCCCATCCACCAGTATTAGCCTCATTAAATTGATTGGGGTCTGCTAAATTAAATTGTTTAACCTCTGTTTTTTTGGTCTGAGGATTAACTCGTGTAAGCTCCTCATGGTGAGATGTTGGGGCTTTAAGGTCAGGCATTGCTTTCCATATTTCTGTTGCTTCTCTTATCTGAGGATATAATTCACTACTACCACCAGAAAGACGATTAAGCTCTTGGAATATTGAAGCCGATGCTTGGTTATAAGCATCCGTGCCTTTTGGCGCCTTTGAGTCGTTGCTCAACTCAACGAGACGCTTTAAGGCATTATCTACTTCTGGAGTGTAATCAATGAATTCTCCTATAGAATGTCCACGTTTTTGAAAATAAGGCACAACCACCTCATTAAGCACCTCAACCTTTTTAGCAGAAGGATAATATTTTAACATAGCAACTGTATCATTTACATTTTGTGCTTCTTTCTTAAATGCTTTTTCTTCCCGTTCTATTTCGTCCTGTTGAGCCTGCCTTTGTATTTGTTGACGCTGTAAACCTAACTGCTGACCAGTTTGAAAACCCTGCATTAGCCCCTGTCCTAAGGCCGCATATGGATTAGCAAATTCGGGCATATTAACCTCCCTCACTGTTTTTTAGACGCAACCATGGGCGCACCCAGATAAGCCCCTGCGGCAATGCCTGCTACTCCGCCTATTGTGCTTAACCAACCAGTTTCCCTCTGTAACCTGAGTTGTTTAGTCATTAGAGCCTGTTGTGCCATCTGTTGCTGTTGTTGCTGTCCTCTTTCATACATCATCCCATAATAGGGCTGTAATCCCATTGTCTGTTGCAGTACCCCTGATGGCATGGCCTGGGCGCTCTGTCTATAAGCCATCATCTGTTGAAAGCCCTCACCCAACGCTCCCCTGCGGGCCGCCTCTCTTGCAATATTAGCGCTTTCGGCCAGTCCAGCAGTAGTTTGGGCCCAAGGAGTTGAGCCTTCAAGTTGTCCTCTACGAGCCATTGTTTCACGGGCGATTTCTTCACTCCCAGTTATATCTCGTTCAAGAGCAGGCGATACAGGTATCTCTCCCCTCATAGCTTTAAGTTGTTGCTCATATTGTAATCCTGCAAGTGGGTCTATGCCTTTAAGGGATGTAATCCGTTCAAGTTCACCCATAGGCACTAAGCTCCCGCCCTCATCATATTTAAGCCCCTGCATGGCAAGATAGTAAGGTTCAAGTTCACGCTGTTGCTTGCGAGCACGCATAATATTCGCTTGTTCCATCTGTGCCATATAATAAGGAGCGTCAAAATGACTTCTTGTTTTTAGTCCCTCCCATGTTATTTTCCTTGTGTTTTTATTGCTTGTTCCGCCACTATAGGCGCCACCTGCTGGTGCAACATAAGGTACAGAAGTTTCACCTGCTAAAATCGCCTCCAATTCCTTCATAGTCCACGGTGAACTAAAAACCTTAGATTCTGCCATCATATCCTCCTAATATTCCCATCCTGAAATATTTATATCTACTGTCATGTTAGAAAGCCTTACAAAATAATACATCGTTTGTGCCTCAACTAATGTTAAGTCAAAGCCCCAGTAGAGTGCCTGTAATTCACTATTTATGTCATCTTGATAATGATATTTCCGACCTAAGCCGTATACTGTAGAGGCAATATAAAAATACATATTATCTGTTCCAGCGGCATAGCCTACGCCTATATCTCCTGAAATACTAACAGCCGTAGATGGAACAACAGCACTTAAATTAATGGCAGTATAAGAAGTTGCAGAAGAGCCTGTGTTAAGTGCAACGGTTGCCTCCATAACTACTCTTTTATCTTTTTGATACATTGCCTTTATGCCTGCGGAGGCAGAATTGTAAACAGCGCCAAGATATGCCTTATAAACATAAGTAGAAGGCATTGTAGGAGCAGACGATGATGTAGAAAACATTAAACCAGTAGAAGTTGAATTTGAAATACCCCATATATGATACCAAGTAGAACCCACAGCACTACCTGTATCTAATCCCGAAACACCCGAATTAAGTATTGAAGCCTGTTGATTGACCATCGAATACACCTTGTGAACATTGTTAGTGGTGTCCTGCAGGATTGCTTCCGCTATCGAGGCATTGATTATATAATTTGTAGTGTTAGTTATAGTTAAAGCCCTATAATCATCTCTCAATCCACCTTCTGCACTGCTTACCTTATTAATCACTTGCCACGATGTGCCATTACTAAAGAGAGACTTAACATCATTTTGGTTCATAAGACTTGCGGTTAAAGAACCATCTATCGTCTCTGTGCTGTTAGCATCTATGGCAACTATCCCAGTGCCAATATTCTTAAAGACCTGATATTTATTAGCCATGCTCGATGCTGACGGAAGCGTTACAGTAGCTGTTTCGTTCACCATCACCAAAAAATCATCGGATGTGGCTGTATAATTTGCACTCTTGATAACCCATCCATAGGGGTCTATATACCACTGAGACCTCCCTAATTGTTTGAGAATATATCTCATTCGTTCAAGTTCGCCCTGTAGGGAAGTTGCTAACGATGTCGCTCCGCCAGGGTAAGGGTCTGCAACTATTTGCATCTGTCCTTCCGTGGTGGAGTAATCATCTATGCCAGTAGGTGCAAAATTGTTTAAAATATTATCGAATTCTGCATTAAGGTCTGATGCTGTAAGTGTTTCAGCAGTCCATATTTTAATACGGCTAAATGTAGCGACTGCAAATACCTGCGATACACTTAAAAGAATAATCAGACTTGTAATAAATATTTTTCTCGTGGTTTTTCTCATGCTCTTGCCCCCCAGATTTTATAGTCATCTATGATGGCGCTTATTTCAAATGTCTGATTGACTGTATTGATATAAAATTCCCTTTTAATTCTTTTGCCAATGACATTTACATAAGCCGTGCCTTCCGTTACTTCACCACCACCCAAAATATCAGTATCTAATAGAAAACTGTTTAAAACACCCCCTATACCTGCAAGCGTGATGGCAAAAAGACCAATATAAGTTCCGTCTACCCATACTTTCATGTATAAATTATAATTTCCTTTAGGAGTTGCTATTATTTTTGTCTTTTGAAAATACTTGGTAAGTCGTGAATTACCAAAAGCCATATAGGGCATGGTAAAGCCATTATAAAAGGCAAGTCCACCATCATTGGCATTATTGGTTTCAAGCTCCCAGAGAAAACCCGCATAATCTCCCGTATAGCATTTATAATTCCCTGTGCCTTTAAGCACTATTCCCGAGCAGGAAGCCAAATAACCGCCTGCTATTGCATCATGCACCATCCACGCTTCATCTACAGGACGATTTATGTAATAAAGCAATGCTGTATCTACTGTAGTTTTGCCTGCCCGAACAACAAAGATTTTAAGAGCATTTAAAATTGGGTCAAAAACCCCATGAAATTGAGATATTCTCGTTAGATTAACATTTTCTTTAATCCATCTATTCATAAAGGAAGGTCTTAATAAAGATGCTTTTTTGTAATCACCATAATCTTGAACTGCACCGATGGAGTAGATTTCACCATCCTCAGACATACCTACAATATCATTGATTGTCTTGATAATTAATTTAAAATTAGCCGCTCCGCCATTCCATTGAGCAGTATAATAGCCCCAATTAGCGGTATTAGTGTCTTCATCGTCAATGATAAATGCCTTGTTTTTGCTAAAGACGATTAATCTATCGCCCCATTCTACACCGCCTATAAGTCCACTTTCGGACTCGATGGGCAAATAAATTACATTGGCATTTGAAAAGTCATTCCCATTGCCAAGTGCTGAGGCATATACTCCACTGGATAAAATCGCCCACAATCTCCGTGAGTTGCCCTTACCGTGTGCAATTAGTTGAATGGGATGGTTAGTGCCTGTCCAATCTGTCGGTATGCTGGTTATGTTGGAAGTTGAACTTGCCAAGCCATCCCATGTTTGAGGACGATTAGCACCATTACAAACAAATAGTGTATCTTCAAAAATTTCAAAGTGAGGATATTTATTGCTGGTGGCAAAAGTATGTAAGGCAGTAGTAAGGTCGGAGCTTTTATATAGTTTGCCATCTGCGCAAAGTAAAACTATATTTTGCACTCCACCTTGTTTAATAAAATCATAAATCCCCATAATTTGAGGCGCATCGCTTATAGCAGTTGCATTTATCTTACTTGTGCCTCCTCTGGTAGTTCTACCGCCCTCATGAAGATTGAGGTTTCTGGTAGGATGCACCATAGCAACGGGTGGAATAGCATCTATATTTAATGAATGGTTCATACCACCCTGTTCACAGGGAGTCAAATGTATTAAGCCTCTTCCCATTTATTCACCATCCGTAAGAATATTATACTTACCCGCAGACATGCCTAAATCTACAGTGGCAATCGGCTGTCGAGAATTAAGTTTGATTATTGCGTCAAGGGACTCTTTAGCCAGCATAACTACTCCCTGTGTTATTTCCCATCCATATACGGATGCGAGGTCAATGGCAAGCTGATATTTCAATGCCCGTTCATAAGCTACGGGAAAGGTAAATGTATCAGTTGAAGCAGTAAAGGGCGTTAATGGTTTTGAGGAGTTTAGATATATTTGATAGGCAGAGTCAGGCACGGGATAAAAATACATTGTTCCCGCCTGATTGACTTGCTGTGTATTACCGGGATAGTAATATAATTCATTGGGTATGCCTTTTACCGTTTTATCGCCATGTGCATCATATCTTTCTCTGTCTATAATTTCGATATTAGAGTCATTGCCATTAGCATCTCTTAAAAACGCACTTGAGATTTTATTAGGTTTAGAGGCATTAATTGCTTGATTAGTTCCAATCTGATAACTTGCCTGACTAACAGTGCAGGTAAAGTTATCATTTACAAGAGCAGAGGACAAAACCGCCCTTATTCCCCAGTTATTAATTAAAGAATTAAGAAAGAGAAGGTCTCTTGTGATTTCGGCCGCTGAGGGCGTATCCCCTGCATTAAGAGTCCCCATAATCCACCTTGCGCCCTTAATAATATCAAGTGCAGTTGACATTATTTGCCCCCCTATGACCCTTTAAGCATGAGCGGAGAAGGATAAACCCTCCCCGCTCTGCTCACTGCTATCTGCTTCAATGACACTTCACACATACCGTGCCTGCCTGTCTAAGCTGGTAATTCCAAAGCACTCTCTTAGTAGCCTCGTCAGTTTTTAGTTGTGGTAGAATTTCCTGCCATTCAAGAAGCTGGCTAATAGTAGGCACATTGAGTTTAGCGCCCTTCATTAAATCCCCAAGATGAGATTTAATTCTGAACGCTCCATATCTCATACCTACTACAAAAACCAGTCCGATTACCAAAGCGCTTACCACAATCTTAACCTTATACAAGCCCACTATGGCATCACCATCTTTAACCCGATAGTTGCATGTGCTGTTGCATTACCACTTAGGTTTACAGTGATTGTTCCGCTTGACTCTGTGCATCCATTTATAAACACAGCCTGTGTATTAGTGGGAATACATCCCAAGAACAGGGCGTTGCTTGGAATGGCAACGCTGTTAGTGGCAGAACCACTTGCGATGACAAGCGAAATTGTGTTAGTGAGTAAGGTGCTTGCCTGCACAGAGGAACTGCTAAGAGTTATTGCGCCTACGGCTGTAATGGTAGCATCGCTTGACATTGTTATCCACGATGGACTTGCACTACCTTGACCAATGAGTATTTGTGCATCCGCATTGGAGTTGTCAATCATGGAGGCTGTAATGTAGCCAGCCGAAATCGAGCCTACACCAGCATTGTTAATTGTCAATGCACCGCTTACAGTTACAGCATTCCATCCATAATTCAACTCATACAGCAATACTTGACCATCCGAAGCTGTCATATCTACATCACGGTTTGGCAAGGTAAGGGTTCTGTCCGCAGTGGGGTCAGTGGCAGTAATGGTCATTTCATAATCATCAGCTGTTGCACCCTCCAAAACAACGGTTGCCCCCTCCTGTGTTGCACCAGAAGGTATGGTAATCGTGCCTGCTTCATAGTCCTCCTGTATGTAAGGAGACTCAAAATCTACATGCCAATCGTTACCCGGCCCTGTTGAAATGACCATATAAGCGTTCTGGTAAAGCAGTTTTCGTGTAGACTCACCGCCTATGGTATTATCGGTAGCGGGAGTAACTGTTACAACATTGGTGCTTGCATCGGTCTTTTTAATCTTATAGGCTTTTGTTCCACCTACCATTGAAGATGAGACCGATGGAAGCGTTATTGTAACAGCACCGCTTGTGGCATTAACCTGAATTTCGCTGTCCGCAGAAGTTACTGTGTAGTTAGCAGTCTTGGTTACCATTGCCGATGGGCTAAAGGTATATCTATCTCCACCCTGACGGATAGTTTCCGAGAAGGAAACACCTATCATTAGCAAGGCAATCAACAAAACTGCTAACAATGTGGATTTTTTCATCTTACCCCCATATCCTACAAGCAAGCTGACTCCTCACGGTTAAATAACCGTAAAGAATGTCAATCCTGCTTATAAACTGGTCTTGTGTGATGTCATAACCTCTCAAGAACCTCATTGAGAGATTATCTATGACTACCCTTGCCGACATATCCATATTCTTCGGCATTTCCAAATCAGCCGATACGAAAACGAAGGCGTCTTTGTGGTATGCCACATTCATAGGATATGCCACCGAAGCTGTGCCTGCAAAAGTGAGAAGCGCATCATCCGCTGGGCCTGCATTTACATTCTGTTTAGCCCCCGACGTGGTAATTGAAGGGCTAATGCTGAGTGTAACTGCACCAGCTACGCAGACAGCATCTGCCGTTACTGTAAACTGCTTCTCATAACTATATGCAGTTTTGGTTTCAGGATGCACTGCCAAGACATTGGCAAGAGTGAAAATGTCGCCCTTTTTAATGGTAACAGTAGCACCGAACCCATCACAAATCAGGCTTTTGCCTGCCTGTGTTGCCCCATTAACACGAGGAGTCGTGTTAGTCCTTGACCCACAGGTCAATACAGGAATAAGCGCATTGCTATACCAGTCAAAGCCTAATGCGTGCTTCATTTGACCTGTAAGATATTGTTTACTAACAGCAGGGGCATAATTAAATAGGCTCGAAAGTGCATTGACCATTGCCACTTCACCGGCAGGATTGAGAATTAGCGTCCTATCGCTGATAGGTGCAGCATTCTCAGTTAATATCTTGCCTGCATTAAGGATGGTTAACTGAGAAGCTGGAGTTGTTCCCGGTGTCCCTGTGGCGTTGTAAACATCTTTCACCATATCGAGGGCATCGGCCTCTACACTGGCAGCCAGAACTGACATGGCAGGCTTGATAATTCTATCCGAAAAATCATCAAGACTAAGCGTCAATTCATCGCTATAGAAGCTCATATCAACGCCCTTCATTGTGGCCAATGTAAGCGTTTCGCTTACTTCCTCTGTGTTCTGAGGACTTGCTACTCTGCCTGTTCTGACCACATACTCATTAGGCATACGGATTTTCAACTGAGAGCCAATCTTAGCACCCGTGATTGCAAAGGACTTGTCATGTTGGCGATTGCAAGTCCCTATGAAATTCGCTTCGTTGTGCAAAATACGGGCGGCCTCTCTGGTTATCTGTTGAGACGTAAGAAGTGTGTTTGCCATTATTTATCTCCCATATTTCTCCTTGTTCCGTTTTCTTGCCCACTCACTATCGGACATTGCAGTCTCATCTGTTGTTATTCTACTACTCTGTCCTGTAACGGTCGGCACGGGTTCAGGAGCAAGACTGATTGTTTTTTTAATAGCGGGCGCTTGAACTTTAGCTAAGAGTTTAGCCTCCAGTTGCCCGATTTCCCTTACCTGTGAGACAGGGCTGAGTTTGACTATTCTATGCGTCTCCTGAATATTAGAGCCGAGATAATACTGGATTTCGGCTCCCATGTTAGACTCCAGAATAGCCGTGATAATATACTCGGTCAATGGCAAGTCCTTGCGTAAGGCAACTTCGTCAAAATCCTCGTATTTCGCTCTTGCCTTGTCCAAGCGTTCCTTATGAGCCTGCACAATACCCTCCTGGGCCTTACGGGCTTCTTCTACCTGTATTTCCGCTCTTGCCTCTCTCCTTGCAACTGCAAGGGTATAATCCTCGTAGTTTTCAAACTGGTCGGGAGTCATAGGTACAACAGAAGGCGCTCGAGGTATTTCTTCTACCTTGCCTCTGCCCTCTGCTACTCCCTTCCAATATTGAGTTTCTGCCTCAGCCTGTCTGTGTTTCGCTATGAGCTGTTTAATTCTCCTTTCCGCACCTGATAAGACGGGTTCTGCCCCCGATGGTTCAGTAGCTTTCTCATCTATGGGTTCAGGGGTTTCCTCTGCGGGTTCCGCTCCCGCATCTTCGATTTGTTCGGTTGTGGGTGCTGACTCCACTATTACAGCCTGCGAGCCATCTGTCTCGATTATCTCTGTCATATTACCTCCATAAAAAAAGCCACTGCCAGATTTCTCTGATAGTAGCCTTTATTCCTCAGCAACGCTAAGGGTTTAAGCTGTTATTAGCTCTTGCAGTTTCTTTTTAAGTCCCTCCAGTAATTTTAAAACTTCTATTATGTTTTTCTTTAATTCTATATCCATCTTATACCATTATCTCTGTATTGTCAATCGGAGGCTCTAATGGAGAAATAGGGGGCCGTGCTCCACCAGCCATCATCTCCTGTAAGATTTCCATGACTATCTGTCGAATTTCCTCGGTAGAGTTTTTATTTATCTCTGGATATTCACTTTCTATCTTCTTCATCTCAAGCTGGATTTTCAATTTCTCTATCTGTAGTTTCTCTGCCTCGAGCTCTTCGGCAATGGTAGGTGGAGGTAGAGGTGCTGGTGCTTCATCTTCCTTAACAGGCCTTAAATGCGGTGGGAGGGTCTTAATCAATCGCTCTGCAAGTTCTTCGGCACCGGGGAAATCCATATTTTTAACTAAAATATCGGCGGCCACCTGTGTAATCTGAGGGGCAGTTTGAAATAGTTTTATCATATTATCAACGGTTTCTATCCGTGCAGTAGTATAAGAGGGGCCCGTTGTTACTACAACATTATATTTACCTACACTAATGTCATTAAACGGCGTATCTTTGCCATCTTGCATAGCACTCCGTAAGAGTTTTTGCAAATTCAAGCTACGATACCTTGTAGGATTAGATTTTATGGCTTGAATTGCATCCCCTGCTGTTGTATTAATAGGCACAAATTGTTCCGAGCCATCCATATTTCTGGATACAATTTTTCTTTCTGTATCGTATATAAATGGTATTAAGTTATTACAAATCTTGCCCGTTTGAATTATACCCCGTTTAAGATTATCAATATAGGCATAACTGCCCACATCGGACTCTTTTTGTCTTGCCACGATTGCAACGCCTGATTTTTCATTAGATGGTGCGCCCAGACCAGCCCTGAAAATCCCGGTAGTTTCATCTAAATCTATCTTGCATACATTAAGCTCTGTAAAAATTCCCGTAGGGGTCTGTTGAGGAAATTGTCTCTGAGGGGGGCCGGGTGCAAGAGGGTCGGGATTGTATTTTAAATAAGGGAAATTGCTAATATTAGCCACCTTCCAATCATCTTCAAACTCGGCTACTTGTGCAGGCGTTACAAGGTATGGGGTTTTAGGTGCAAGGGCTATGGTTTCAGCACCAAGCGTATGCCAATAATTATATAATTTTTGTGAGTCTTTAGCATTTCTAACAAGCCCTTTTCTGTAAATCTTGCCTTCAATGTTCAATTCTCTACCATAAATTAAGACAAGGGGAATATACTCACCACTCCAGTTATGGGCTTCAAGCACATCGGAAAATGAAATTAAATAATGCTTAATCTCGATTTTCTCTGTTTTGCGTTCCTGCAAAATGGTTATAGGTGCAATATCTACATTTGCAATATCGGGAGATGGAACAGATTGTCTCTGTTGTTTCTCGAATTCCGATTTTTCCATAACTGACCCGTTGGATAAATGAACAATAGTTTTGGCGGTGCGGTTTTTGCAAAAGTATTCCATAACAGTAACAGAGGTTTCGTCCCACCAGTCCATGTAATCTACACCAACAGCATCCCGATTGTCCTTACTGGGAACTGTAGCTTTGGGATATTTTTCTTGAAACTCCTCTCTGGGAAGTTTATCTATAACAAACCCATAATCATCATTACCGGAGGGGTCTAAATAAACAGCGTGGGGGTTCTTGCAGGGTGCAATATAGATTTCTTGCTCAAATGACATATCGTCTGTATATCTTGTTAGCACTCGCCAAGCTCCCAAGCCACAGGCAACCATTAATTCAAAAGCATCATCGTAGATAATTTCTGCGGTAGATGAATACTCGATGTTTCTAATAATTCCTTCTCTGATTTTAGCAATCTCTATATTTGCCTCTGAATTAGCAGGTCGAATTTTGATTTGAGGACGATTTAATCTACCATCCCCCGTAACTTGATTAACATATTTAGGCAATAAATTAATCGTTAAGTAAGCTCTACCTGAATCGTCCCGTCTTTTTTTCTCGCCTTCGTCCCACTGGTCGCCATCTAAGAATTTTAAATCGTTTATTGCGTTAAGGCGATTATGTTTATCTGCCTCTACTGCCCATTTTAATCGTTTTTTAGCTAACTCCAGAATTTTCATTTTCTCTGCTGTGTCTTTACTGGCAGTGCTTTCGCCTACTGTATCTTGCTGGACTATGCCCATATTGCCATCCCACTATAAGGTCTCCGAGTCATAATTTCAGAAACAGTTTTGGGTTTAGGTCTGATTACTGCCTTATCCTCACTTACAGCCATATATCTCATAGCGTCTGCCCCGTTGGATGCCCAATCGTGATAGGGCTTATTTTTAAATTCCTCTCTTTTATTGTCCCACTCCTTGCGATAGTTTTTAAGTGCTTCTAATCCTCGCTTGCACTTGGTCTTATCGAACCATACTTTAGGCAAGAGGTTTCTAACTGCATGAATTCCATCTTCGATGGAGATATTAGTAACAATTTTGAAATCAATTCCCAATGCCTTAGCTGTATCTATCCTTGCCTTGCCACTGCCTAATTCTCTAACCTTTATATCATGGGGAGCAAAATGACCTCCATAAATATAGCCCTTGTCTGCCAAGACCTTAATATAATGAGGCAATCCCTCACCCGAATTTTCGTAATAATCAATACATCGGACTTCCATGCCCGCCCTCTGCGCAAACCAAATACCTGTGGAGTCGCCCACTCCTAAGTCCCAGAAGGTAAATACAGGGAGTGCTTTCTCGTGAGGCACATTCGAGACTCTGCCCTCTATCTCTGCCTGTTTGATTTCCTTACTATAATATGCACCAACGGCGGATACTTCAAAAGAACACATATATTCACGATTGAAAGAGTCCTCGTCCATATTGCTTTTTATTGCCTCAATATCAGTATTTAAGCCCTGATTTTTAGCGTCTTCGATGGTAACGATATGTTTAGAGAAATTGGAATTATTATATAAATCCCAAAACAGATTTCGACCATTGGGCGTAGATGCTATAGAAACTCTAAATCCCCTTGTAACTGCGGGATAAATGGCCCTCCAAATCTCAATACAATTCTGATGAAAAGCAAACTCGTCGAGGAAGATGTCTCCTGTAAATCCCCTCACAGTATCGGGATTGGAAGGGAGACTAATAATTCGACTTCCATTAATTAGTGTTGCCTCCTCGATACCTCCTGCCATAAGGAGCTTAACCTGTATTTTTTTACCCGATTGGTCGGGTTTGGAGCTTAAAACAGTCTCTATAAACCTTATATGAGACAGAACTTTCTCCATGACCTCCTTAGATTGTCTTTCTGATGCAGACAAGATGATTTTATCTCCCTTGACCCTCAATGCGCCTTGGACAGCATCTAAGGCAAGTGTGAATGATTTGCCTACCTGCCTCGAGGCCAACCACAACTTTAGCTTAGAGTCGTCCTCAATCCATTTTCGCTGATAGGGCAACAGGACTTCGGGCATTAAAACACCCTTATACACAAAACCATTAAAAGCTCCTGATATTCCGCATTGGAAAGTTTGAGGTTTTGCTGAGATTTCAATGCTTCCTGTCTTAATTTCTCAAATTTCAAAAGGGCTTGCATGGTTATCATTAACACAAACCGTAGTTTATGTCAAGCTGCCCGTTTCCTATATTTCTTTTTAGTGGCGATATGCTGATAGGGATTTAATGCCGGATAGCGCCTACTGTTCACCCAATTAATGAATTCCCTGCATTGCATCCCCACTTCTCCGCAATAAGAACATTCCCTCAAGGGGTTGCCCCAAACAATATACCCACAGTCCATACAAAGCCCCGACCTTCCCCCACAGGTCTCTATTTTAGCACAGAGATTGCAGGGATAATTATCTTTATATCGGCGTATACAGGCATTTGTCATTTTCTTCAATCAATTCAACTACTTACAAAAACCCCCTTTTTACAAAAACATCTCTATTCTCTCCTTGCCCTTGACGCTTAAATCCCTCCCTTCTATCTCTTATAGTAGAAACTACAAGCCCACATCCATACTTTGTCATTCGTTTTGTCAAGTTCCACGAGGAACAATGCACATTTGCCCTCTTATGCCCATGCCCCCTACCAGATAGCATTATCCTTAATCGATTTGCCCCCCAAAACCTCCCTTATCCTTATATCCTGTGACTGTGGGAATATAGATTACGGAAGGAGACGGAGCCTCATGCGTCATACCCCCCCCTCCCCCTGACCTCCCGAAACAAGAGACCAGAAACTTAACATAATGGACCTTATCGGACATATTTTATTGTAACCTCTTGATTTTGTTGTCTTTTTGGGCGGTATCTGCCTATCCATCTCCCCTAAATGCCTGCCTCATCGTCTGTTTCCGCCTTGCTGGCAGTGTCATTTGCCTCTTTCGCAAACGAGATACCATATTTCTCCTCTTCCTTGGGCGTAATACCATAGACAGAGACCATTATCTCGGAGACCTGAAGTCCCAAAGCCACATTATCCGTGCTTTGCCCTCGCTCTAACCTGCCCGTCATATGGAAAACTTGGCTTGATTTTGCAAGGAAACTTATACATTTAGCATGTTCGAGTGGGGTAAGCGTTGTAATTTGTTCAATTTTCGGGGGACAGTCGAGAAATTTCTTAATCAAAGCATCGGTTTTAATCTCATTAACGTCTGCATAGTGGATACGGTTTTTGCGCCACGAGGTCAATTCGTCCACAGAGATGCCTACGGCGTGCAGATAACTATACACAGTAACCTTATTGAGGTTTTGGTTGCGTGCGGCCTCTACAGGGGAGAGACCACGGGCCAGGTCGCAGATTAGCTTCTTGCTATCGAGCTTATAGGGCTTGCGTCTGCGTTTTTTTTTCTCAGAAAGTATTAGGGCAACTTCGTTCTTTAGTTTTTTGGTTAGTTTTTGGGGCTGTTTAGTTTTCATTTACCTATTTATTATGTAATACGATAGATGGATGCAAAGTCAAGTGAATAAGATTATGTCAACTGTGATTGACATTATTTGTCAGCCCGATTGACATATTTTGTCATTTTGCTTGGCACGATTGTTGCCGACTCAATGATACCAATGCTTTACAGACATCGAGGGCTTGGCACAAGAATTGCTACTATAGAGGCGATTGATTAGAGACCCTGCCATCGGCGGGGAAAAGTAAAGAGGAGGGAAAGTAAGATGAAAAAACCAAGTCTAATTAACGCAGTCATCAGTGGCGACATTGAGACTGTCAAGAGCCTGTTAGACAGAGAGGCTAATGTCAATGCGGTCAATCGCTATGGCATGACAACCTTAATACTGGCGGCACGGAACGGTCATATCAAGATTGCACGGCTCCTGACAGACAGAGGCGCCGATGTGAATGCGAAAGATGATGACGGCGAAACAGCCCTTATAGGTGCGGTAAAAATGGGTCATATCGGGATGGTAAGACTGTTAATGGATGACGGCGCTGATGTGAATATAAAAGATAATCGGGGCTGGACGGCCCTAACGCAGTGCCCTTGTTCCTATCCCGAAATCAGAAAGCTATTAACAAGTAACCCCGCCGATGGCGGGAAGTAACAAAAGAGGAGGACATGAAAATGGAAACAGAGACATCTGTGAATGAGCCTGAAAGCGGAGGCATAACCGCCTTAATGAGAGCGGCGAAGGAGCGCCGCCCCAGTATCGTCGAGCTCTGGATTAAAAAAGGCGCTACGGCTTCCAACGAAGTAACCACGCCATAGGCGGGGAAAGAAAAAGAGGAGGGAAAAATGAATAGCTCAAACATCGCTGAGGCGGCCCTCACGGGGGACATAGAGGCTGTTAACCGCTTGCTCAACAGAGGTGTCCATGTTGACACAAAAGACTGTCAAGACAGAACAGCCTTGATGTGGTCTGTGTATTGGGGTTACACCCAGATTATGAGGCTCCTTAGAAGCAGGGGTGCTACTGTTAATATGCGAGACGACACAGGCAAGACAGCCCTGCTATGGGCGGTATGGGGCGGTTCCTTTGAAGCAATAGAGTTCTTATTAGATGAAGGCGCCGACATCAACACGCCTGACAATGACGGCATGACAGCCATAATGTATGCGGCAGAGGAGGACTATGCCGAGATTGCACGGCTCTTAATATGCAGAGGAGCCAAACTAAATGCAAAAAATAAACACGGCGAGACAGCTAAGATGATAGCGATAAAGAGCGGCCATGTCGATATGGCAGAACTTCTAAGAGCGCAATCCCGCTAATGGCGGGGAAAGAAAAAGGAGGAGAACATGGACAGCCTATTATCCCTTTGGCAAGAGGTCATCGCAGAGGACAAGAAGGACTCGACATGCGAGGAGTGTTGCATAGGGTTTGCCTGCTGGGGCGTTACCCCGGCGGACTGTGAGTATTTTGTTCCTCCCTCCGAGAGAGAGGAATTTACGGAGACAACAGAGGAATTTTTGGAGAGAACAAAAAAGGAGGAGGGAACATGGACAGACTAATTGAAGCAGTCCTTGCTGGCGACATCGAGACCGTGAGGATACTAATAGCTGGAAGCGCTAATGTGGACGAGCCTAAAAGCGGAGGACAGACCACCCTGGCGTGGGCCGCATACTATGGACATACCGAGATTGCAAGGCTTTTAATAGACAGGGGCGCTGATGTCAATATGAAAAATAAGTATGGCATGACGCCCCTGATAAATGCGGCAAAGAGTGGCCACACAGAGATTGTCGAGCATCTACTGAACAGCGGAGCCGATGTGAATGTGAAAAATATATATGGCCACACAGCCCTCATGTGGGCCGCAGGGCATGGCCATACCGAGATTGTAAAGCTGTTGATAGATAAAGGTGCCGATGTAAATGTAAAAAATAACGATGGCACGACCGCCCTGATGTTTGCGGAAAAGATGCGCCACACAGAGATTATAAAGCTGTTGACGAAGTAACCCCGCCATCGGCGGAGAAAGAAAAGGAGGAGGATATGGATAAATTAAGCAACGCAGTTATTAGTGGCGACATTGAGACCGTGAGGCTCTTACTTGATGAGGGCGCTGATGTGAATGCGATAAACATTAATGGCACAAGGGCTATGTTTGGCACGACGGCGCTGATGTGGTCTGCGTATCAGGGTCATACAGAGATTGTAAAACTCTTACTTGCTAAGGGTGCTGATAAAGATGCGAAAGATAGATATGGCTGGACAGCTTTGGCGTTTGCTACCGAGGGCCGCCACCCTGAAATTATCGAGCTTCTAAACAAGCAAGTAATCCCGCCACCAAGCGGAGGAATGAAAAAGGAGGAGAAATGAAAGCAATAGTTAGTAGTGCAGGGGAAATCATAGCCCTCAACATTCCCAATGACATGAAACTGCCAGAAGGAACGGAGCTAATCGAAGTCTATGAATGTCCCCGTTGTCAGGGGGCAGGTGTCATCCGCAGGGCAGGCGCTGTTTGCATGGCGGATGGCACGGCATATAATGATTTTTACCCGAATGAGGAGGCTTAAAAAGAGGAGATAGAGAAAATTTACTTCAAACATTTCCCCCGGCCAATGGGGGTAAAGGAGGGACGATGAAAGCAAGCGAATGGGCAGGGTGTAAGGTGAAAAGCAGAGTGCCGTTGAGAAACGGGCGCATGAGTCTTCCAGCAGGAACTATCTTCACCGTGGAAGAGAAATACGGCGGTTTAAAATTATGTTCGGAGGAATGTCCTCATTGCGGGGCAAAGCAATTCATTACGAGAGTCTCCATATCGGATGTGGAGTTATTGCCTGAGGAGGCTTAAATGACAATCAAATTTTCACCCTTGCAGGCTCTTATCTCTCTGCTTGCTTTGGGATTGATAATTGGGCTGGTAGTTGGAATATATCTCGGCAAAACCTCAGAGCGTCAAATGTGGCAAGTCGAGATTGGGCTTGCCATCGAAGCGGGAGAGGCTACCCAGCTAAAACATGGGGGGCTTATCATCGTTCCCGATAGACAGTGGACAGCGGAAGCTCCCGTAAACTATATCTATGACAGTAAAAAGAGGTGGGAAAAATGAATGCTTTTTCTCTTGAGAAAGAGTTTGAATTTTATCTGGCTAATCAGACCGAGCTTGTAAAAAAATACAGCGGCAAATTCATCGTTATCAAGGATGCTCAGGTAATTGGGGCTTACGATTCTGAGGTTGAGGCTGTAGAAAAAACCTCAAAGACGCATGCATTAGGGACCTTCCTTGTCCAAAAATGTGAACCCGGCCCTGAAAGTTATACAGAAACATACCATTCAAGGGTAGCATTTAGATAAACTATTAAAGGCGTCTTTGTATATTTGTTAATCGTTTTTCTGCAATATCCTGATAGCCTAAATCAAAACCGCTAAATTCCCTTTGGAGTTCGATGGCTACCTTCCCTGTAGTGCCACTCCCACAGAACGGGTCAACTACCATATCACCTATCCGGGTAGAGCAGAGAATAAGCCTTTCGACTAATCTTTCACTAAACGGGGCGTAATGATTAAAAGGATTGTTTTTTATCAGGGGCGGGAATATATCCGAAATCTCACTTTTAAGATAAGCCAAATAGCTTTCAATGCCCTCTGTTTTTAGTATTTCTCTTGCTGTTTCTAAATAGTAATCCAGCCATACATCCCCGGGGTTTTTCTTAAAAGCAGACTCTACACCTTGAGTAACTTTATCCCTATAAATCGAGTCCTTAGCGTTTATGCCCCCATGCTCGACATGTCCACCGCCATCTAATATTTTCATTTCTTCGGGTTTTTTGCCTTGTTTATTATATTTAGTGTCTTGTTCTCTGTGGTATCTTACTCGGGGACTGCCCATTGTTTCAGCTAATTCTTGTGGTATCTTAGTGATAGCTTTTTGAATTTTTTCGGCTATCCTTCTCTGTGCCTGCACATTCATACTGCCCCCATGTGCCTTAAAGTCCTTGCCCTTATGAAAAGGTCTCTTATATCTTTCAATAGTTGCAGGTTTGATAAGTTCCCTCACAGCATCCAGATTAAAATAGTTTTTAGATGTCTTAGTGGCAAAAATAATAAGCTCGTAGTTATCTGTAAATCTCGACTTTACAGACTCAGGCATAGTGCGTTTCCAGACAATCTTATTTTTAATAATAAAGCCCATAGCCTGCATGAGAATTGCCATTCTTTCGGGTATGAGCATTAGTGAGGTAGGCTTAAACCCCATGGAATAATATGTATTGAATGTTTTATAGAACGGGTTTTTTTCTGTGCCTACTCCACTACCAGCCCTCTTATCGCCAATGACGACAAAAACACTACCATCGGGCTTTAAGACCCTATAAGCCTCTTTAAGCCATAACTCGGTATGGTAGAGATAGCGTTTAAGGCTTTCCTCGTTGCCATATTGACCAAACCAGCCATTAATTTCTATGTCAGGCACAGTATATAATCGTTGCATAAAATAGGGCGGACTCGTAACTACAGCTTGAACTGAACCGTCCTCAAGGGGCCACGGCGTTAAAGAATTATGTTGCAGTATTCTCATTTCTACCATCCACCAAACTTCCATCGTGGAGAAAGCTCTCTGTAAACTTCAATAAGATTATTTTTCACAAAGACCTCAATACCTGCCTTATTCGCTTTTTCTATGATTTTCTCGACCCACTGCCGTTGTGGAAGAATGGGGTTTTTACCCGTCATTGCCCCAATGATAATTTTGCTTATAGCTTCCATGTCTATATATTCGGCTATATCTTCCATTAACGGCTCGGCGCTAAAAAATGTTTGATAGCCCTTAGAGCGTAAAATCCGCATCGTATCGCTAAATGTGGATGCTTGATTGACAGTGGTAATGGAAGCCCCGAACCAAATATTGGAGGGTGGGGGGCTAAACTCGTCGTAGTAATAAAAGTTAGGGTTTTTAGTGCAGAGAAGATATGTATGTTGTGGCGCATGACGCATAGTCTCGATAATTGCATCCTGCCAATAACGATAAATAGCATCTGCCCATAAATCTATCATTGACCCCATGAAGATTGTGGCGGGTTTTTTTCGCCTTGCAATGGCGTCTAAAACCTCTACATGGAATGATAGCTCCTCAGGCCACTTATTACGGATGCGGAAAGACTCCGCATAACAATATGTCCCACAGGTAGATGTCCCAAAATGTGGACAGCGCCCCCGGACAGGGTTAGCCGAGAACCCCCTTGACCCATCTTTATTGATAACCCATTCAATATCTGTCTTTTGCATTTTTTTCTCCTTTTACTAACAAGTTACTAACAAGTTACTAACACTACTAATACCATTGATATTATTAATAATTTTGGCATTTTTGGCATTTTTTAGTAAAGTTATCAACATTACTACTACTAAAAAAGAAAAGGACCCTGAAAAAACTAAAGGCCCCTCTAAAAAAAGAAAGGCAATACGACGAAGCAAGGGTGATTTTCCGCACCAAAAACAGGCTCCTTGCCTCAAAACCCCTCCTAAGGTCGTTTTTTAAGCTCTGAGACATCGTGCCTTTTTATCGCCACAAAATTGCCTTCGCCAGAGCCTCACCGAGAGGCTAAATGGGGAATAGCTCACTTCTACCTCCGATAGCCCCTTCTTGAGCTTCTCAAGCGTTTTTAAAGGGTATCCTGCATCCATCACTAACCCACTTCCACCCTTTTCAGGCGCCTCTTTAGGATTTCTGCCATTTTAGGGCTTGATTTTGCCTTTTTTAAGCCTTGCTCTGAGCCTTGCCCCATACTGTCAATCGCAGTTGACATCCCGCCACCAAGCAGGGGCTTCCTCGATTTCAGCCCTTGCCCCGCCAAAAACATTCAAAACGCCTCGTCTAAGGTAATACTCGATTGCCTTGATTTTTGCCTCCCTCTCGGTATCGGCTTCAAAGGTTCCTGCCTCATAGACACCACCGACACTCGAAACAGCCCGAACTCTAAATCGTTTCATGCCGACCTCCTTCAAAAAGGTTCTTTTTCATGTGCTATGTCCATCTCTTTCAAGAAACTGCCGACTTTTATGAGTTTAACCTTCTTGCCCATGACTCCCATCCGCCTGTTCGCTTCCACCTTCAGCGTTGCCTCGTTTTCGTTTTTCATAGACCGCCAAATCAAAAACAGATTATCGCACTCACCTGAAATGAAAGACGAGTCTCTCGGTGTTGTAATATCGGGCTCTTTCTCGCCCTGAGCCTTCTGGGCATGAGACATCAGAAATATGCAGAGGTTATTCTCTATCGCCACGGTTTTAAGCGTTCTAATGATTTCCCCAATCTCAAGGCTCCTATCACGAGACCGCAGGGCATCGAAGAGAAAATGCAAGTGGTCTATAAAGACAGCCGAGATGTCGTATTTTAGTTTAGCTTCGACTATCCTCTCTTCAAGCCAGACCATATCTTTATTTTTTAGGGCTTTAGGCATGTAAAAGTATGGCAGAGGGCTACCAAGCCACCTTAAGAACTGTCGAGGCATAACCTCATAACTAAACCAGAGGCTATGTTTCCCCTGAGCCTCGAAGTTCACGGTAAGAGAAATGGCAAGTAATGTCTTGCCCTGTTTCGGAAACCCTGAAATGGCAGTTAATTCACCGCCCTCAAACCCACCTATCAAGCCATCTAAGTAAGGCAAGCCCGATAGAAAACATATTTCTGTCTCTCGTCTTTGTGCTATGAGCAATGCCATCTCGAATGAGGTTATGACCTTATCCTCACCATCATAGGTGGCAAGAGCTTCTTTAGTTTCTTTCTCCATCAGTCCCTCCAGTCTTTTTTGAATGTGAGTTCATCCTCCCATCGCCTGTCATTCAAAAAGGTCGAGGGATAGGGAATGAACTGCCCATTGTCTTTTTTCCATTCGTCCGAGTTTTTAGCTTCCCCTATAAAAACTAAAATACGCTCCACAAGAGAGTCATCAGGACTAAGTTTGAGCCATGCCTTCAGTGCCTCCTGACGACCTATATGCCGGGGGTAGGCTGAGTAGAATTCACCAAACCTGCCTTCTAAGTTCTTTATTCTTTTCTTTGTATTATCCTTTTCCCCATTTAAAGGGGCTTTTGTCCTTTTTGCTTTCTCTTTTTCTTTTAAATCGAACAAGTACGTATTCTTATTCTTATCTACTTCTACTTCTAATCTACGAGTAACTTTCTTTCGTTTTTTAATATTAGATTTTGTAACTCCTGTAAAGCCTTGCCTGTAGAGCTTTTGCCGACAATACTCGGATTGAAAATCACGCCACTTCAATATTTTGATAATTTTGTTAATGATGTTGTGTGTAATCTTATTTTCTGTCTGAAATTTAGCTAAACATGTCTCAACTAAGGTTAGCGGAACCTTGAATTGGTCGGCAAGTTGTTGAAGGGAGTAATAGTTAATTTGCCCGGACGGGTCATTCAATCCAGCCTTAGCAAGACAGTCCACCCAAACGGCACGTTCTTCTGGGCTAAGTTCCCACCGTGTAGAGCCTAAAAACCACTTTTCACAGTAAAATTTTATCCACTTCATTTTTTTCCTTGCTCGTCAGATAAGTATTGATAAATATAGTAAGGGCCTCCCGAATAGTAAAATTCCGAGATTGGTTAAAAACAACAGCAATTTTATCAATCTGTTCTATTTGTTCTTCGTCTAATACGACAGTTATTTGTTTCATAATATTACTTTATACAAACATTTAATGTTTGTCAAGTGTTTTTTAGGGCCCTTTGTCTTTTTTTCTTTCTCTTTTAAGTTAACTATGTTAACGGCTGTTTACATAACGAGTTTACAGATTTTACATTTTGTAAGTCCTTGTTTTTCTTACGATATTCCTGCATATATTGTGTCATGTAAAGCCCATGGAGGAGGTTGCCCTGTGGCCCCTACTCCCCGAATTCTGCTGGTTACGCCTTCCAGCGACATCATAGGGCTCTTCGGAAGATGCTTCCTCGTGAGGTGTCCGCATACTTATTCTATCCTCGAAGTTTTTCGTTGTCTTCATATTCACATCAGCGTATCTTTCTTTAATAGCTTTGCAATTTCACTACAGCAACGGTATTCCGCCCACACAAGAGCGGTCTCGCCATAATTGTTTTGCACATCTATATTAGCACCCTTGTCTATCAAGAGCCTTGCAGTTTCGATGTAGTCATAGTATGTAGCCCACATCAGAGCCGTCCATCCAGTGTCATCTACTGCATTTACATCAGCACCCTCTTTTATTAAGCCCTTGATATTGTCAACAAGCTCGATATCATCATCGAAATAGAAAATAGCCTCAATGATGATTGGTTCTTTCACCTATCCCTCCTAAAATCTAAGTTTGAGTCTCTAATACATTGAAGCAGAACTTCCGAAAGTGTATTTATCTGAAAATGTTTTAGGTTTAATTGGTATAGGCTGTTAACAGCTTCGATAATCTCATGGAGCAAACATTCGGCTTGTTTGCTTTCTGAAGTTCCATCTTTTCTAATTGTTATTAATTGATACCAATTATGATAGGAAGCAGAGCCCTCTGTGTTCTTGCCATCCGATACCATTCTTACTTCAATCCAATGCGCTCCTATCTTTATCCTCTTTGGTATCTTCATTTCGCCCCTTTTAATGTCTTGGTATATCTGCCTTTTTTCTTAATCGGCTCTTCTCTATAGTCCCATGGAGGCACATTTATCTCTTCACAACAGATGGTCTCAAGGTGTCTTGTTGTGCGATGTATCGTAGCAAAGGCGTAAAACTCTATACTCCCATCGTCGTCAACATGAGCCCAAAGCCTCTCGTCGGGGGCTAAATCATGTCTGTCTCTAAAGCTCTCAACTGGTTTTATCATTTGCCTCCCCTTCACAGGGGTCGGGAAGCCACTGATGCTGGGCATGCTTTTCCTCACAGCAGTCAACTACATAAAACTTGCCCTTATACTTTAGCTTTAAGGCTGTTCCGCTACCATGTGTCCATGTGGTGTATGAGATGTCTTTTTCTTTCAGCTTCTGAGCTAACAAGTTTAGAAGCCATAAACTGTAAGTTGTGATATCCTCGAAGCTTTCCGCATTCATACTTCAATTCTCCTTTCTACCGGCATACAATCATTGAAATACTTACATTTTGGGTTTTGGATTTTCTCAATAACCGCCTCGGTATAATTATGCCCCTTGCCTTTTGGGGAATTGAGATGCTTAGGCAATCGCCATGTCTGGGTATAAACCTTATCGCAAGTGAGGCATTTTGCCTTCGCAATAATATTATTTGACTCCTGATAACACATCCACTTAGGGCAATCGGGCAAGGCAGAATGGTCATTCGTTTGCAAGGCGAGATTAAAAAAACGCTTGATTTCAGAAAGCCTATTTCTTTCGTTTGCAAGCTCTTCGACATCGAAGTTCACCCTGTAGAATGCCAATTCAGGCTCGGTCTTAAAGACATCTTCTTTCATGGGCTGAACAAGACATAGGACGCCGAGCCAGCCCTGCGTTTTGTCTTCCATAGCACAATATCCCCTAAGTTGATTGATATACCAGTCGTAGGTTTCAGCCTCGTTACCTTCTTTAGCAAGCATCCTCCGTCTTGTTTTAAATTCTATGGGGAAATTAAGGAATACATCGGGTGTATAGAGGATGCCATTCCATTCCTTAGTCTCTCCATGCTGATAGCCGATGGAGTCGAGGAACGCTTGCTCATGTCCACGCCCGGCCGTCCAGTAAAGTAATTCCTTTTTGGTGGGATATTGAGGTTTGGTCTTTCGGAAAAATGCAAGTTTAGGTGTAAGCAAGTCCGTTAAGTGAATACCTTCCCGTGCTTCCTTGCCCCAGTTAGTTTGAGCTTCTTCTAAAGCCCATTCTTCAATGCTCTCGTCTCTAACTATTTTCATCTTTCTCCCCTCCGATATAGGCAAGGGTTTCCGATATGGGCATCCCCTTTGAGATGGGTATAGCCTCCGATATGGACATCCCCTTCGATATAGATATGGTCAAAAATACATGCCCTGTCGTAGATATGGGCACGACCCTTGATGTAGACATGACCATAAATATAGGCATCCCCAGAGACACGGGCATTCTCACTAACACGGGCATTGTCAAAGACCCAGCACAAGCCCTCATGGGAGAGGTTATCTTCTTTCTCTACGAAACCTCCCACATCGCCCTCTTTGATATCGCCGAAACTTCTTGTAGCGACTATTCTGCCATCTTCCCGAATGAAATACTTTTTTCCCATTTTCCCCCTCCTTAAAACGGTTCTTCTTCCGTTATTTCCTGTGGTGCTTCCTGCGGTGCTTCCTGTGGCACTTCCGTTGGCATATTCTTAAATTTACCGTAGGCTACTCTTGCCTGACTATCGGACAGGTCTTTAAAGGACATTTTCCCCTGCACTTCCTTTCCGTCTTTACCTGTAAATGTAGTTAGGTCATAGAGCAGACTTGCCATTTCGTTCTTATCGCTTTGACAATGCGATTTCAGGGCTTGAAAGAGCTTGTCTTGTGCTTCCGTTAGGTTGGGATGGGTAGATGGTGAAGGTGGATACGGTTCAGGGGAAGTTGTTTTTGCGTGCTGATATTTACTGCCTTCCATTTTTCCTTCATAAACATCAGCGCCCACCCCTAACTGCTTGAGGGCGTATGAGAGGGCATCGGTAATCGCCATTTTAAAGGCTTCGTCATTGGCGTGCAATCCCTTCGTTTCTTTTTCGACTAACATGGAGCCTCCAACACCCTCAATAGGCGCACTCCATTTTTGTTCCGCTAAATTACTTGTATCTCGGATATGAACTACAATGTAGGCAAAGGCAAACATTTGCCCCTCTGGGGCAGTTTCAGCCCAGAGTCTCTTAATTTCCCACTTCCAGCCAATGCCACAGACTCCAAAAGTCTCTGTCATTGCCCTTATTCGCCATTGTGGGTTAATATCAGTCTTGCCCGCTAATCGCCCTCCTGTAATTTCCTTTAGGACATGCGGTGGCGGGGTGCAAAAACTATTCCAGATTTCCATGTTTGTCATTCTACTCTACCTCCAATTCTCATTTCTGTTTTTTGGTTTTGAAAACAATTCCCAAAATGCGGTCCTTGAGGTGCGCTCAAATTGCTCCCATGCAACTTTTAGGATGTCATCATGTTTATCCAACGCTTTCTCCGAGAGCATTAGAGCAGGATAAGGAGGCATCCCATAAGTTATTCTCCCTGCTTGTAGAGCATCTGCTATTTCACATGGGAAATTCACAGGAGAGGAAAAGTTGCTAAACTCTAAGTTCCTGCCTATCCTCTTGGAAATGCCATAATGAATACGGATGTCATCATGACCCCAAATGCCCTTGTTTGGTTCCGTGGCAGATAGCTTTTTGCCAGCTTTAGACATAAGGACCTTATCGGTTATGCAATAATACGCATTCCCAACTTGAATTGCATTAATGAAATTACCCATTTGTTCCTCCTCACTTTGTTGTTTGTTTCCCTCCTCGCCACCAGCATATAACACATTATGCCCCCTGTCAAGGTAATTGTTTTAATAGGGCTATAAAATCTTCAAATAGCTGTTTATCGCTTTTTTTCTTGACAAGGATTTATAACTGTAGTATCGTATTGCATCATGTCCTTATTGAAAGAGAGGATAAAGCCTACCGAATGTAAACTCGTTCAAAGCGGTGGACATGACTATTGCTCACAAGAGCAAATAGACAATCCTTCACTCAATACCTGCATGGCTTGCAAGGCAAGAGGATTAACTCAAGCCTGTCAGCAATGGGAGTTCTTAATCAAACAATAAGCACATGATGAGAAGCCGATTAACAGATAGACAGCGACTTAAAAGACAATGCGATAAGCTCTGGAGTCAGGCTATCAAGTCGAAATACGATAACCAATGCGTTATCTGTGGGAAGCTTGGCAAATTCGCCCATCACATATTCGCCAAAAGGTGTGGAATGAGAGTGCGATATGACCTGCGTAACGGCGTGTGTCTATGTGGCTATCACCACCTTTGGGGCGTGCATACAGACCCCGAGAGATACAGAGATAAGATTATTGAGGTCATAGGTCAAAAGACTTACGATAGCTTAAAGGCAAAGGCATTAATGTCCTTAAAGGTAAGTGCGGAGGATTTGAAATTAACGAAAATCCTCTTGGAGCGTGAACTAAAACTGTCAAGTGCAGTTGACATTGAAAGGAGGTAAACATGAGAGCTATTCTTAGGTGCTGGACAGATACGGGATTCAGTGTCTCGCCAAAAAAAGGAATAAAAAAATACTGGGCAACGGTAAGACCTTTCGAGGGCGGTTTCTTGACTTTCTGTTATGATACAGACTTGTTCGACACGGTAGAGAAAGCTAAGGCAGATTGTCGAGCATTCGCCAAATGGAAGGGCAAGAAAATACGAAAGTATTACTATGAAGACACAAAATAAAAAAGCTATAACTCTTAAAAACAAGGCGGATAGACTGCACCAGTTATTAACCGAGATTAAACAATTCCAAAAGGTGGCATCATTGAGTATCTTCGAGCTTGGCAAAAGGTGGAAGGAAATCCATGATGATAAGCTATGGAAGGTAGGAACTGAGGCTAAGTCGTTCAGAGAATTCTGCCACAAAGAAGCTAAGGTGTCCCATGCAACGGCATATAATTGCATAAGGATATATGATGTTTTTTCCCCTTACATCGGTGAAGGCAATGTTCCGCCTGAAAACAGGCTCGTTAAGGCACTTCCTTATATTACAGAGAAAAAGACAGCCGAAATATGGTATCACGAAGCATTAGCCTTGACTCATTCGGACTATGAGGACAGTTTAAAAGAAGCTAAGGGAGGGATTATGCAGGTAGACTGTCCCCATGAAAATATGGAACGCTATGACAGATGTATAGTGTGTGGAAAGTTCTTTAAAATTTAAGGAGGAAAAAATGAATGGCACAGTGCAGAAGATTGAGACCTTAGCAGATTTAATTAAATTATCTGTCTATGTATCAAAAGACAGATTTGCCGAATGTATTCCACTGGTTAATGCAGAAGTGGATATTTATCCTGCTAATCAAGACCATGCCCCTATCACGATTATCGAAATCCAAAATAAGTTACAGCTAATCGGGGCTCTTTTACAGGACTTGAAAAACGATATAAGAATTGTTATTGCTTCCCCTCCGTGTGAGGTTACAGGCTCTACTTCCTCTGTCCCTTAATCAGCAAATATTGCTTCAATTATTAACAACGGGCATCCTGCCCTGTCAGCTTGCTACGGGGTAGTTACAGCTAATAGAAGTTATTCTACAGGACTTGAAAAAAGATATAGGAACTGTCATCGTTCCCCATGCCTGACAAGTTTCCCGAATTGAGCATTAAATCTCTTACTATGCAATAGAGAAAATTTTCGTCTTGTCTCTTCTAATATTCTTTGTTCCTCTTTACTTGCCTTACTATACCTGTTAAAATAAACTTTTGCACTGTCCTCGGGTGGTAACTGCATTAGACCAACCCAGTAGCGTTTTTCGGAAATGTCTCCTTGCTGGGTTTGTTTTTTAACCCTACCTTTTAATCGTTGCCGATGTTCTTGTGGAGCGCTATGACAGGTGTATAGCCTGTGGGAAGTTTTTGAAGGGTTAGCTATTAAAAATCTTACTATATAGTGATAAGCACCGTTATGACACCAGTTAAAAATCCTGTAGTAGTTATTTTGAGTCCGTTAGTAATTTCCCTGCCAAAGTCGTATGTTCCACCCTGGTCAAGGTCAAAGGGCGATGTCTGCGATGGAAGCCCTGTAACGGCATTACCGTTATTGTCTTCAAAATAAAAGGTAGCACCGTCTATCCGCCTGCCTATGCTGACACGCTGTAGAACACCAATGCTGGTTATAACTACCTGTGCATTGATGTTCCCCGCTATCGGCGCTATGCCTCCGTTAGCAATCCTGCCAATGGCAATGCCTGCGGAGTCTGTCATCTGTGGCTGACTTAGTAAGGTATGGGGTGTTGACATTTTAACTGCTCCTCATAGTGGGATTACCGCTTATACGAGGCGGTTTTGAAAGGTCTGGTTGACCTGCCATAGTCGGATAGTAAGCTACCCTCACAAACCGAGAATAAATCCCCCAGATTGCAAGTCCTAATCCAAGCGTTGTGCTACCGATAAGGGCATAAACTGTCAGGCGTTCAAGACATGCAAAAACAATCCAGCCAAGACCCGAAAGCCCTACCAGCCACGCTCCAACAATGGTTTTTTTGCCGTGGATATTCATTAAAACCCTCCCATTAATGGCACTTTATAAGTGCCTGAATTCTCAATTCCACCTGCTCCATAGCCAATGCCTGATTTTACATTACGGGGTATAGGTAAAACAATATTGCCAAGCGTTGTGCTTATTGTTACACCATTGCGTATATCCGAGGCATTGGCTATTACACTACCACCACCAATAAAGTTTCCTATAATCGGTCTGCCTATTTCCTGCCTATCAATTCCATTAGAATTGAGCTTAAAATCTGCCTGTCCTTTCCAAAAAGTTATGGAAGATGTATTAAGAAAATAATATAATCTATTTGCTGTATCAGGAGTTGTGCCATTCAGTCCTGTAGCATTTAGCCATGAACTCCATGAAACAGCATTTAAATCGCAAGCCGTGTTGCAGGTTCTGTATCGTGCTTGTATTGAAGTTACAGAACTAACTGTTTGGGAAGGAAATAAAAAAAATTGATTAGCAATCATAGTTTGAGAACTACCTAAATCCACCTGAAGGAGCGTTGCAGTGGGGCCGTCTGAGGGATATGGGAACATCATTTCTATTTGACCTATTGATAAAAAGTTAGTGTCGCCATTGTTAGCAGTTATATTTATCCTGTAGTAACGGTATGCGGTTGAATTACTAAAAGCATAAGCCTTATAAACCCCTACCGTCCAATTGGATACATTTGTTTGGGTATCAAGAGTTATCCAATCTACATTATTATTGGAGCCTTCAAAAGTCCAATTTTTAGGGGCACGAGCCGCACCAGTCGCAACATCCCAGTGAGGGGCCATCTTATAGTAATTCACTATTGTCTCATTACCTACACCCCTATCTATCTTTATCCAGCCTGTGAGAGTAAACTGTGCTGTGTGCCAGGGATAAGCATCTAAGACATAAGCATCATGAAAAGCGTGCCAAGGTCGGCGCAGGTCATCAAGGTATGTAGATGCCGATGTTACATAAGGCGAGGGTGTAGTATCAGAAGTCATAGCAGGGTTGACATCGACAAGACTACCATTTACTAACTCCACCTTCTGCTTACCCTCGGCAGAGACATATTTTATAGAACTGGAATTACTGAAAGTAGTATTGTCAAGGCTCACATTAATTTCAAGAGCCTCGCACCATAATCCCCATGAGATACCTACCAAGACAGCTAATAGCGATAATCCTATTCTACGGATTATTTGCATACTGGTAAATCACTCCGCAGAACATTAAGTTGATTAGATGCTTTAACACATGTATCTATGACTCCGTTGATAATACTTGCTTGCTTATAATCGGCTGTATTCTCTAAGTCGAGACTGTTTGTGAAGGCATATTTGTTTATCTCGGCATAGCTAAAAGTCGAGGGGTTTTTACCCGAAATTACCTGTAAATCGCTACAATACTGAAATGTCGTATTTGTAATGGTATTAAGTTTCGCAATGAAACCACAAGCACTTTTAAGTGCTTCTATCTGAGTTAATTGTATATCCTCAGCATAGGCAACACCAAGACTTACTAAAACCACCAAAACTACTATTAAAGTTTTCATTCGATTTTTCCTCCCTGTAAACTTATATAATCCTCAAGAGTGAGGATATATGTGATTATTGCCCTATGGTCTGTTTTTGATATGGTATAAAATTTCATTCCTTTCTCGATAGCTCTGGGTCGTTTCTCTGGTATAAAGATAAGGATTTCCTTACCAGCAGGTGTATTAATAAAAGCAGATACACTGTTTAAAAAACCGTATTCAAAGCTCGGTCTCTTGAGGGTTGCTGTTGGTGTCTTGCACCCGAAAAGGGTAATTAGCATCAGCCCCAAGAGACTCAATATGACGCTTCTGTATATCTGCATGTTTTTTAGAA